CTTGGTGAACTTGGTGGTCTATGGAAAAATGTTGCTGGTCGTTATGAAATGAACGGCAAGAAAGTATATGCTAAAGAGATATACAAGAACCCAGAGAAGTATTTTACAGCTGAAGTTATGCAAGCTCTAGATGAGATTGCACAAAAAGAATTTAGTTATGGAAGTTCATGACAATTTTTTATTAGATGATGAATTTGAATCTTTAAAAGAATTGTTAATCGGACCTTGGTTTCCTTGGTTCTATAATGACTATGCTGTGCAGATGGGTGATGGGCATCCCAAGTATAAGCATGAAGTCTATCATGCTAAATCAAATCCTTCTAGTGGATATCTTTCCAACTTTTATCCATGTCTTAACAAACTAGGTGCTAAGGTCTTGTATAGAATCTTAGTAAATTCTATGCCATCTTCATTGGAACCCATTAATACTGGTTACCATGTTGATGGATTTCCTTGTAATAAAACTGCTATCCTTTATGTCAATACTAATGATGGGTGGACAGAGTTTAAAAATCATGGTAAGGTAGATTGTATTGCTAATAGGATCGTAGTATTTGATTCTACCTTTGAACACTCTGCTGTGACTTCTACTAATGTAGATAGGAGACTAGTAGTTAATTTTAATTATGAAACCTAATGGAAAAACTTGAATTAACGATTCTCAAGAATCTAATACATGATGATGATTATGCTAGAAAAGTTATTCCATTCATTAAACTTGATTACTTTAATGAAAGATCGGAAACAATTATATGTCAAGAAATTATTGAATTCATTGCAGAGTATAATAAATCTATTACCACAGAAATTTTAGATCTTGAAATTCAGAATAGAGATGATCTTACTGAGCAAGAGTTTAAAGATATCCGTGAAATTATTCCTACATTATTAAAGTCAGATATTAATACTGATTGGTTAATAGATGCTACTGAGAAGTGGTGTAGAGATCGTGCTATATATTTGGCACTGATGTCTTCAATTAAAATAGCAGATGGACAGGATGACAATAAAGGAAGGGATGCTATTCCTAGTATTCTCTCTGATGCTTTGGCTGTGTCTTTCGATAATCATGTAGGTCATGATTACCTCGAAGACTATGAGCAAAGATACGAGTCATACCATAAGCGTGAAGATAAGATTCCTTTTGATTTGGAATTCTTTGACAGGATTACAAAAGGTGGTCTTCCTAACAAGACTCTTAACATAGCATTAGCTGGTACTGGTGTTGGTAAGTCTTTATTCATGTGTCATCTTGCTAGTAGTGTTTTACTCCAAGGTAAGAATGTATTGTATATTACAATGGAGATGGCTGAAGAAAGGATTGCTGAAAGAATAGATGCTAATTTATTAGATGTTAATATAAAAGATATTAATGAACTTCCTCGTTCAATATTTGAAAGTAAGGTTGGTAAGATTGCAAAGAAAACACAGGGATCTCTTGTTATTAAAGAGTATCCAACTGCTGCAGCACATGTAGGTCATTTTAAAACTCTTCTTAATGAATTAGCATTGAAGAAATCATTTAGACCTGATATAATATTCGTGGATTACCTTAACATATGTACTTCGTCTAGAATTCGTAGTGGATCGAATGCAAGTTCCTATACTGTTGTTAAAGCGATTGCAGAAGAGCTTCGAGGTCTTGCTGTGGAAGCTAACCTACCGATTGTCAGTGCTACTCAAACTACTCGTTCTGGTTTTGGCAGTAGCGATGTTGAGCTTACTGACACTTCAGAATCCTTTGGACTCCCTGCTACTGCTGACCTTATGTTCGCTCTCATATCTACTGAGGAGTTGGAAGGATTGAATCAGATAATGGTTAAACAGTTGAAGAATAGATATAATGATCCTACTATTAATAAGAGATTTGTTCTTGGTATAGATCGTGCTAAGATGAGATTGTACGATGTACAGCAAGATCAGGGTGGAGATTTAATAGATAGTGGTCAAGATGATATTAAAGAGAGTGCTAATACGATGAAAGATAAATTTTCTAAATTGCAATTTGCATCATGAATAGAATAGAGTCCTCATCAGATCACTGGCAACGAATAGCTGTACTTAATAATCTTAAGTTTGAGTTTCAGTTCTTAGGGGAGAATGGAGACATACCTATTATTGTGGCAAAAGATTTTTTTAAATTTCCTGACTTAGTTGGGGAATTTTTTAGTAGAGGTTATTGGTGGGATAATTTTACTGACAATAATGTAAGACCTGGTAAAAGTTTTCTTATACATGATGAGGTTGTTCAATGGTTTATAACACCATTTGCAAAATCATTATCTCCTTTATTTGGATTGAAACATTTTTATAGTGAGTGTGCATTTGGTAATTGTTTTAATGGAGACATGTCTATTGTGGATCCCCTTTCTGCTTTTCCTCATACGGATGCACCTCATGGTGTTGAACAGGATGCTCATATTGCAATGAATATACCCCTTGTACAATCAGAGTACCCCATACAAACAGGGTTCTGGTCTTTTAATGGAAAGAAGAATACTTTAGATATGAGTCATAATGATATGAGGGATATGAAAAAATTTCAAAAACAAATAGCAAAGGATGTGATGACAGATAATGCTAAGTGGTTTCAAATTAAAGACTATGGACCTTGGAAGCTTGAAGATAAATCAAATATGGTGTATAATGAAATGACATGTTATCCCACTTTTTTCTTTCACAATCCATATCTCGAAACAGATTGGTTTACGGAAACTGATAGAATTACTATTAGTGCTTTCCTAAATACTTCGCCAGAAAATTTGGATTTCAAAGAAGATAACATAGATGACATCTCATATGCTTGGGAACATTTTCATTTAGATAAACTTCATGATTATCATCCAAAGAAAACAACTGTATTAATGTAAATCATGCCTACTTTTTCAAGTGCTATTTCTGATAACGATTTTACTGAACCTCAGAAGCCAACACCACAACTTAAAAGACCAAATCGTCCTAAGGAGTTTTGGGATGTAGAACCAGGTGATGCTGGAACAGAAGGGTGGAGAGATGATCCTGATAATCCAACTGACGCTCAGTTAGGAAGTGTTGCGAATACAAATCCTAATCCAACACCTCCTAGAGTTACAGATCCTACTACGGCTCAACCTCAACGAGTAGTAAGACCACCTGTAACTATTACACCTGAACCTCCTGTTAAAGCTAGAGTGGATAACCCTAAGTGGTTAGAGTATCTTAGGTTTGTTAATTCTGTTACTAGTGATGAGTCTAAGGTTTCTTCACAATTTATTGCTCGCACTGCACAACTTCAAGCAGAAGGATGTAAGTTAGAGCGTTTATTAACTGCTGCTATTGGTATCAGTGCTGAAGGTGGTGAGTTCTTAGAGATTGTTAAAAAGATTACCTTCCAAGGTAAACCTTATGATGAGGCAACTATCAATCATCTAAAGATTGAACTTGGAGATGTACTATGGTATGTTGCACAAGCATGTATGGCACTTGATGTATCTCTTGATGATGTCATTGCTCAGAACATCACTAAACTTGCTGCTCGTTATCCAGAAGGACATTTTGATTCATACTTCTCAGAGAATAGACGCATAGATGACCTCTAAATACTTATAAAGTGTTTGGGAAATGGCATTCGGACCTTTAAGTAAGGAATCGCTAGGCAAAAGGGGTAATGACGAAACCTTAGTGAAGAAATTTTTTCATCAAGATCATATGATGAATCTGTTTCTTCATAAGGAAGGTCAGTTTACCCCTGAAGCTTTGGTGATAAAAATTAATGGTGAAGAAGTTGAAGCATACGAATCAGATGAGTCTGATCGGATGAGTGAAGCGTTAACATATATTAGACAGATCGTAAGTAATAAAAATACCAGAGATAGTATATCTTTTACTGGTAAATTTACAAAGAGTGGGCAGATTAAAACTGCTAAGCTAACTGAGTTCTTAAAAACTGAAGAGTTTGGTGGACAAGGTGCTAAGAAAGTTAACGCAGGTAATCTTTTTGAAAAAGAATTTGAACATAGTTTGCAGTGTAAACTTCAATGTGTATGTAAGAAAACTAAGTATGATAAAGAAGCACAACAACTATTGGATCTTATAGGTCCAAGTGTTAATGGTGGTAAACAATCTTTAGCAGGTGTTACATGGGCAGGACCAGCAAATCAAAAAAGAACTTTAGTAGAACAAGGTGGTAATGTTGTTGTTAATACTGAAAAGAAAGTAACTGAAGACATAGGAAGTATTGTTACTGATATCACAACATACTGGGGTGGAGAAAAAGAGAATCCCCAATACCTTTCTTTAAAATTTGGTAATACTTTAACCTTTATTAACTCAGGTGTTAGTAGAGTATTTCTTGAGAATGAATTTAAAAATGCTACTTTTAAACATCCTATTGCCAAATCATTATTTAAAACTTTTGGTTTGGATCCTGTAAAATTTGCACAATCTTTTAGTGCATATCCACATGCAAAATCTTTAGGTAAAGATACAAACCC